GGATCTTCTTAAGACTTACTACAGTCACATCGTTAAGATTTCGTTGTATTTCATCATCTTTTTCTTCAATACAGCTGAGGATCCTTACTCGTGCTGAATTCTTATAGATTCGACTTACTTGCGCTCTTATCTGACCTGAAAAAGGGCTTCCCGGAGTGCAAATGTAGCTTTCACCAACTTTTACAGATCCTTTTTCTTGAACATTTGCTGATTCATATTCTCCAAAATCTTCGAATGGCGCTTTAATGCTTCTGCTTCTCATTGATGGTCCCTCCTAAAGTGGATTAATTGCAATTTCTGTTCTTGGATTTAAGCTATATACTTTCCGGCAGATATTGACAGCGATTTGGCCATCGTCTTTATACAAAATGCCGTTGACCGCATCCGTCACTGCTTTGAAATAGTTATCGATATCTGGTTTCTTATCGCAATACATAGTCTCTTCTTCTAGCAAAGTCCTGTTTTTCTTCACTTTCAAGATATAGGCTGGTGGATATACGAAGAAACAAATATCAATCATCACAGGGCCTTTCTCAATTAGCAGCGGCTTTGTAGCCATAGCATGATACTTAACCGCATTTTTATATGCTTTCATCGCTGATTCCTCATAGGGAGTCTTACGATGCTTGGTGAACCTCGGCCTTGATTGAGGTTTTGGTGTGATCGGTATGACGATTTTCAAGCCATCTGCTCCTTTCAGTGCTTCGTTTTGTTTAGATATGCTGCTAGTTTCGCATCAAGCTCTGCTTGACGCTCAGGTGATAACTGTTCTTCCCCCTGTTCGTTTACAGCCCAATCAGGTAGTTTTTCCTCACGTAGTGGCTTTTGATTATAGCCTTGTTTCTTAGCGCCTCTAGTTCGTTGATAATCCCTTGCTTGATCGATCGTTTTAACGTTAGCATCTGCCCATTCCTGTAAAGAAGCTGTTAAAAAGCTAATAGCCCGGTTCTTAGGAACATCTTTACTACCAGCATAGCAGCCTCTACAAGTTCATCGCCATAGATATCCACCAGATTAAGCAGATCTTCGACCTGTACAACATTTGGAAAGAGCCATAATTTTTGGAAAGTTTCAAGGGACGCATTCTCGCTCGCAGTAGCATCTTCTTTTATTTCCTTTTCTTTACTTTCCTTTACTTTACTTTGTTGATTATTCCCCTGATTAACTGAGTTATTCCGCCCATTAATCGAGATATTCGACCGATTAACCTCATTTGTCAGCAAATACTTAAATTCAAGCTCAACTTTCTTACGTTCCTTAGTGGCTAGAATGTATCTGTTTTGAATTCCTTTAGAAGTTAATACGGAGTATTTATCAAAAATATCTTTATCAAAGAATTTTACTTGCACGGCTTTTCTAACCAGTTCTTCAACTGTGCCCTCCTTCGTACCAACTTCGTCAGCCACTAAGAACGCAAGGTCGTCATCCCACAAAACGTAATACCCCTCATCACGATAAATATTAGCCAGCAGGGCGACCAGAATATGAACGGCTTCTTTACCGCATGCTTTAATAATTCTTCGAACTTTTAAATCTGATAAAAAATCGACATCCAGAGGAAAATAATCAAGACCTTTCTTCGTTGGTCTTGCCACGCTTATTCCTCCTAATCAGAGGGAGTTTAACTCCCTCACTCTTTTAGTATTCGACTTCTGGAAAAGGGACTTCGCCTTCAAAGGGGTCACCTTGTATTGCAGCGTGTGGTTGATAGGTATCAAATAACGCTTCTTGTTTTGATTCTTGTTTTGGTTCTTCTTTCGGCATCTGGTTTTTAAGCAAGGTCAGAAATCTTTTCGCTTGATCTTCGGTAAACTTTTTATACATGTTTGCTTTGTACTTCATTAATAGGTCATCTTTACTTGTTTCTAATGCTTGAGACACAACCTCAATCATTAATTCAATTTCGGCAATCTGATCCGGAGAGGCTACTTTATTGTTCTTATTCTGCTCATCAACAACTGTTGATTTATCATTTGTATTTAGCACTAATCTAGCCGCTTGTTTCATAGATTCATCTTTGGCATTCTTAGATAACCACTCTACATATGAACGATCATCTTTAGCAATTTCACCAAGAGTTCTTCCTTTATTTTTTCCGAAAGTAACTTTAAGAGCAGAAGCATCACTATTATTCATAGTTTCTAACTTTTCCTTGTTAAGTAAATCCTTCATGTCCTCTACATCTTGAGTAAATACATTAGAGAGCGATCCCACTGTCAATGCTGCATCAACTTGTGCTCGTTTTTTCGCCATTTTTAGCACAGTATTCACCAGTGTATATGGATCTTGATAATCTCCTGTCCAAACTTTCTTACGCTCACTTTCGCTCCATTCGTTCTGTCTATATCTGGATTCTTTAGTATTAGCACTTCCAAATCCTTCTGTAATAAGTTGTCCATTCTTTAATAGAGAAGATTTAACGGTGTAAGCGAAGAATCCGTTGGTGTAATCTTCGACTTTATCAACGATTTCATATTCACTTGTTAGACCCATGAGCATCAAAATCTTTTCTGCACCTGGTTTCAATAGAGTTGGTTTGTTAGTTCCCGGTATAGTACCGTAGTCTTGCTCTGGACGTAATGTTTTCTGAACAACTACTTGAAAATTATCAATTGCTTGTAATTGTTGAGATACTTGCTCGATGTTAGCGCTCATTACCAAATCCATAGCGCTATTTTGTATAGCCAAATCGTTAGACATATTACTTAGCCACCTTTCTGAAAGAAATATCATTTTGCTTCATAAACTCATTCATTGATGCTAAAGCCTCATATGTTCCGGTAACCTCCAAAACGAAAGTCAATATTTCCGGCTCAAATTGCTCCTGAACTTTTATGACTTCACCTGTTTCCATATCGATCGTAGTATCATTTACTTTAGAAAACTGTTCTTTTGCTAGCTTAGACATTGCTGAATCATATTCTTCTTTTGCAATTCTTTGTCGTTCTTTTTCTTCAAGGTCAAGTCGTTTTTGCTCAACTGATTGTTTGATCTTCTCAATAACATCAGCTGTTGTAAGACCACGGTCAATAAGATTTTCCCAAGCGTATGGATCCAAGCCAGACAGTTCGGCAAATTCTTTAACCGCTTGTTTACTAGACAAAATTTGCTGTTTTTGGAGATCAATGTAGCCCAATTTATTGTGAATGGCTTCAATTGTCTTTTTAGATGGCTCTCCTTTTTTTGTAAAGGCAGTCGCGTTATACCAACTTTTATCAATTTCAAAATCTTTGAGATCATCATCTGTTAGGTTGTGAGAAACCATCATTTCGGAAATTAATTCTTGAAGCTTTTCTAATCGAATTGCCGTTTGTTTCGATTCGAAAGAATCAATATCTTGCTTGATTCCATCTATCACAAGTGCAAGCTGACTAGTATATTTCTTGATTTTTCGTTCGAATTCCGTCAAGGGTTTTTGAAATTCGCTTTTGACTTTTTTCCGTTCATCATCTAGCATATTTTTAATTTTGTTTAGCTCAGTTCTGGACTGCTTTGCTTCAGCCATATTCTCCTCGCTGAAAACTAACGATCCATAAAAGGCTACTTTTTCATCAACATACTGCTGCAGATTCTCTTCGTTTTGGATTTCTATAGTAGAAGGGTTAAAAATAACTCCTACCTTCATTTCTGTGGTCAATTCGTTTGTTGGCATTGTGTTTTCCCCTTTTCTGTTTTAAAATGGAGACAAAGATATTTTCGTAAGAACTTCTTATGACTTGCTATTGCTTTGGTCGGCTAGCAAGTCTTTTTTCTTTGTCTTGGTAATCTTTAGCAGCTAAATCATAAACAACATTAGCGAAGCCCCATAAGAAAACTAATACAAGTCCTGCTGCAACGTGGATTGCTGTGAAAGCTACTACAAAAAACAAAAGTAAAGTAACGGTCAAAGTGTCTTTAATTGAACGTTTCATAATTACGCCTCCTTATAGTTAAAAGTTCTATTGCGTTCTTCCCATTCCTTAACTTTATGCAGATCATATTGAAGAATCCCGCTAAGTTTTGAAAAAGGAATCGGATCAACATCCCTATGTGTTAATTTAGATAACGTTGGTCTTGAAATACCAAGATAATCAGCGATTTCTTTTGCTTTCTTCCACTCAACCTCTACCGCTTCATTTTTTCTCTCAAGTGGCACAACATTCTTCATTTGAGATATTTTCATAGTGGTTACCCCCTCATATATCTTTTTTTGATCCAGTGAGGCATTCTATCTTTAATAGCCTCTTGGATAGTGACATTCAAAATCTTCAAGATAGAAAAAACGATCGCCATTTCCACAATAATTTCATCCAGAAACTCATCTGTGTAATTTCTAAGTTCAGTTCTTTCAACATCAGTCAGCATTCTCACTTGTGATTCAGCT